CACCATTTGGCATACGTAGTATAAAACGCTTCGTATGTCCATGCCAGTTACCTTGTCCTTGCTCCATAGAAACGACTTCGAACTCTTCAGTGATGAACTCTTTACGCTTCAGTAATCCATTACTACGCTTGTTCTCATACACGATGTCGTTACGGACCATCTGACCTTCATAACCGTCAGTCATGTATTGTCCATACATAGCATCAAGCGATTCTTGATCTGGGCAGTAAGTAGTGGGAACTAGTCGAGTGCATCCCTCTGATTTGATAATAGCCTCTAGTACATGAGTACGTTGTGCGAAAAGAAGACTGGGACCAACACTGCTAAACATATCGTACACATGATATTGTACCATCTTCTCTGCTTCAAGAATATCTTCAGGCGTAGACTTACTTTTACGAACAAGGCTAGTGATCTTATTGAAGTCTTCTTTCAAGTCATGGTTGTACAACTCTCCGTCTAGAACGATATCAGGACTATTCTCTATGATAGACCTAACTGATTCCCAGATGTGTGGACAGCTATTGATTGGTTTGCCTTGACGTGTCCATAGACCATTCTTATCAGCAATACAGCGAATGCCGTCTAACTTAGGCTGACTGAATCCCTCAGATTGATGACGCTTTGTGTAGTCGCCAGCAAGCATGGGCTTGAATCGTTCGTAGGAATCTACGTCTTCTATTTTTGGGAAGTACTCTTTCTCTGCCTTCTTGTCCCAATTAGCTTGGGCTTCTGATTCGGCTTGAGTGCGTGATGTCGTGCCATTGATTTTGCCGACATTCTTAGGTTCGCTGATTTTCCATCCAGAGGTAACTAACTTACCTTCTTGCAATCCAGCTATTGATCTGGTTCCAAATAGGTCTTCAGTATTAGTAGGAAAACCATGTTCGACTAGCCCGACTTCTATAGTCAGTACTCGTATCTTACCTTTACTGTCACGTTTGTAGAGGGTGGGTAGGCTTTGTATAGTTTGCATAATATAGTCTCTCACAATTATTCATTTGATGTATACATTATAGCACTGTTTAGTGCAATTGTCAAGCAAAAAAAAGAGAACTTTCGCTCTCTTTTCGTCAACAAGACGTTATACTAGTTGGGTCAAACAACTAGCGATTACAAAGGTACTTAGCGAGAATAGTATCAAAAAGGATACTGTATCGCAGAAATCACCATCGCAACTCTTTAAAAAAGATGTTGCATTCTTCATCAGTTTTTATACTCCTATAGAAGAAGTTAATATTAAGGTGAGAGCCGAAGCTCCCACCCGTGTCATTACTCTGTGAGTAGTTCTTTTGTATCTACCCCTTTAAAGGACTTATTGATCACAATCTTCTGTGCTTTTTTATCCTCTGGGATGACATCTTCTAACAAAATTCTCAGCATTCCATTACTGAGTGCGGCATCTTTAACTACCACTGTTTCGGCTAGAGTAAACGTTCTTTCAAACGCTCTTGCGGCAATGCCTTTATGAAGGTATTCCTTCTCATCGGTATCGCTAACACTGCCGACTATTGTCAACACACTTTCTTTTACATGGATATCAATGTCATCGTCAGTGAAACCTGCGATAGCCATTTCGACCATGAAAGTAGTATCACTTTCTTTCGTGATATTATAAGGCGGGTATGTGACAGTTTTAGCCGTAGCTGAGTGCATCTGTTCGATGCGATTAAAGATTCGATCAAATCCAACTGTCGTGAATGGATCATATTTTGTTTGCATGTAAGTCATTATAGACCTCCTGTTAAGCAAGGGTTAAAGTTATGAGCCCTCGAAAGCGACTCACTTTTATTTATATAAATTAGTTATGACTTTTATCAATAAACTCAAAAAAGATCATTACTTTTTTGCATAGAGTTTATAAAGAGGAGTTATGACCTTTTCAGTTCCCACTTTATATTAAGTAGACTGTAAGCAAGTCTTCGAAACAACGAAGGCTTATTGTCTAATTGCAAAAGCATGTACTCTGGTTGTGGAGTGATATAACCTATCGTTCCACCGTAAGCACTAAAAGAAAAGTCTTGAATACATATCACGGAGTTAGAAGTAGCTATGTAATCTAGATGTAAAGGTAACTGCTCTTTCTCTATCATGATGCTATATATTTGATTCCTAACCAGTTTGCTATTTTAGTTTTAATCCAAGTCTGCCTTTCTTGACGAATATGTAGTCCATTATTAGTCACTTGTAACTGCGTCACACTCAATCCAGAGTTTGTGGTACCAGTTATGGACAGTTGCGAATTGGTGCTTAATCCATCGAACAAATCGGTTTGGCAGTATAGGCTCTTTGGGTCATATGGAAAGTCAAACGATAGTTGCTCTGGATCTATATCATAGAATCTAAAACTTAGTTGGTCTTTATTGTACATATCTAAACTCCCGTTGAACCAAATCCGCCTTCACGATCAGTCTTAGGCTCTGGCTCTACATCAACTACAGTGAATTCCAGTTGCGCTTTCTGATCTACAACTTCACCTTGAGCAACCCGCATGCCGTCAAGAATTGCGAATGGATCGCTAGAGATGTTATATAGCATAACGAATGTTTGGTTAGTATAGTCTGCATCAATAATGCCTTCACAGTTTGCTATTGTAATGCCATTCTTCCAAGCTAAACCTGAACGTGCATGAATTCTTAGAGACTGGCTCTCATCTAAGTCGAACACTAAACCAGTTGGCACTAGACATCGTTCACCACTATAGATAGTGATACCTCGTTTTCCGTTTAGGAGTTCGTGCATGGGGCGTTTAGTTTTAGTGTTGTTGTGACCGTATACTGCGAGACTATCTTCTTCACGAAGAGATGCCGATAAGTCGAAGCATGCCGCCCATTCGCTACCATACGTTGGTAGATGCGCTTCAGGAAAGAGTTTATAAATCTTTAGTTCGTCACCCATGTGTATGTCATGCATATCTCCCATTCGATCATCGAGAGAGTACGTCAACGTATATGGGGGGACTGGTACAGTTTGTGTCCAGTTCTCAGCCAACTGCTGATTTGCAGTGCCGATATGGAGTTCAGATGCCAATGTATCGATATCTTCTTGCGTCATAATATATTCCTTGTTTTAAATTGTATAAAGTATTATCGCTTCTTGCCTATGCTGTATTTGGCAATCAACTCCCACTGGTCTTTCTCTTTGAAAGGAAGAATCTTGATCTGAGATAAAGGAGCAACTGGCTCTACGATCTTAGAAGCGTCAACTGATTTGACTAATTCCCATTCCTCTAACAAGGTAACAATCATGTTTCTACGTGCCCGATCTTCTTCAGAGAAGTCGTTAGTTTTACCATCTAACATGAATAGTTCTTTGAAATGTACAATGTAGTACTTACCCTGCTTATGCAAGATATGACATGATTGAAACAATTTCTGTTCTTTTTTTGATGCAATGCCGATGCGTGTTAAGGTCTCTTTTACCTTAAGGAAACTCTCTTCATTAGGCAAAGTCACTTCAACTAGTTTATCTATTAAGTTCATCTTTTAATTCCACCTGTGTCTTGTTGTTGTTTCATAATGCCCAACTGCTCACTAGACAACAAAGATAGATATTCTTGACCGATAATTCTATTACATTTATAATAGTTACACACCAATTCAAGTTCCTCATTACTAGCATTCTTAACCCATTTGCTGAATCTCTTCTTGGGTCTAATGCTATTTATAAGACACTCGTACTGGGGTCGCTTATCCAGATGGTGACATTGGTTCATGAGATTAGCGTGGAGTATGGTATCAGGAAAGTAAGACAAAGCTTTGTTGACTAGCCATGGCTCGTAACCCTTCTCAGCGAGTACATCGTTCTCGCTATCACGCATCATATTCTTTTTGGTAAAATTTATACTGTTTACATACTCAAACGGAGAACTCATCGTTATGCTCCTTATCAATTGTATCTTGATTCACATCATCACTACATTCTTTACACAGATATGCAACACCTTCACCGTCAAGGTATTTATAACGAACTTCAGCGGGATTCTTACCAACTAAAGCTTCGCACATCAAGCATATCTTATCCGCAGTCTTACTGAAAGGATTGAGTTTCATTTCCAATCAACTTCGGCCATAAGAGTGGCTAATGCCGCAACACGATTAATCTCAGTGTTTGCAACGAAAGCTTCTTTGTACTGATACTCGGACAAGATGATAATGGCATCAGCAATGCTTTGTGTGGAATTAACCTTAGATGGTAATACATCATATAGTTGACGATACAGAACAGCGGAATCTACGTCAATGTTCTCAGCAACCCACTTACGTGTGGCAGTGAAATCTTTGCTCTTCATTAGATCGATTAGACCACTGATACTATCACCAGATTTATTAGCTAGGATGCCAGCATTAATATTACCAGTAGTAGCATAACGCTGTAATTCATTAAGCACTCTGCGCCAATCAGGGAAATATAATTGCACAAGTTCAGCCACAGATTTTTGATCATAAGTTACACCTTCATCAGTTAGTATTTTGCAAACACGCTTATAGAACTGTGAAGCAAGTTTGGGCTTATCACCCTTTTCGATTGAGAATTCAACAACACTACAACGAGAGTGTAGAGGCTCAATGATCCTGTTCTTAAAGTTACAGGTCATGATAAAGCCACAGTTCTTTGAGAACTCTTCCATAAAGTTACGGAGTGCGGGCTGTGTCGAATTTGGATTTAGATAGTCTGCTTCGTCTAGGATCACATACTTGCGACCACCAGTGAAAGATACACTAGAAGCAAAGTTAGAAATTTCATATCGAAGTGTATCGATATTACCGTTCATAGAACCGTTAATTGTTATATAGTCAGAACCAATCTCTTCTAACATAGCCTTTGCGATAGTAGTCTTACCTATACCTGCACGACCAGAGAGTAAAAGATTTGGTACGTTTTTCTGATCTACCATCTGCTGAAAAGTCGCTTTCAGTTCGTCAGGTAAAATGGCATCAGATACCGTCTGTGGGCGATACTTCTCAACCCATAAAAAATTGTCTTGCATAATAAAACTCCATAATATATTTACATCACATCAGTATATAATAAAAGAAAGAGGTAGTCAAGACTTTTCTCAACTACCTCTCTCAGTTTTAGCTTAAGCCGAAGGGGCTTCTGCTGGTGCTTCTGCTGTTGCAGGCGTAGGTGCTTCACCCGGAAGTGTTACATCTTGACCATTCTCTTTAGCATGACGCAAGAATGCCATAAAGCGTTCACGTACCATGCCTACTGAAGCCATTTCTTCTCCGCGGAATGCACCACGAGGTGAAACTGCATCAATGATTTGAACAGCCGCAGAAATATCCTGCAATGAAAGACCTGGTGCTTGCTCTTCTGTGCTAGCCTGGTCTTCTACTTGTGCTTCACCTGAAGCTACTTGGTTTTCATCTGTCATAATATTCTCCTATATTTATGATTTTAACGAGATTCGATTGCAATCCAGTATTGGACTTTATCGGATTTAAAGTGTGCCATACCTTTAGAAGACAATGTGACCTCGTAGTCGGTTGGTACTAGTTTTAGATTATCTGTTTTGATAATCATGTTAAAGGGTGGTGTCTCAACACCTTCAGCAATAATCACATCGTAACTATCGGCTGTTGATGTCTTGCTATCTACAGCGGAGAGAGTAATAGTACTCCCGTCACTAGAGAAAGCAACTTCTGGCAACTGTAGTACGCCCGTGGCACGGATCACACTGTCAATAGCTTGCCAGCTAACATTGATTGTAGCCTCTGGATCAGGAACAACAATGTCCTTCTCGGGAGGGGATACGATCAATGATTCAGAAGTGTAGGTGTATTTGAGTTCGCTTTTACCACCCTTAATAGTAAAACGATCTGTACCAAATACGACTTCTGGATTTTCGAATAAAGATAGAGTTGCCAAGAATCTTGACAAGTCATATACGCCTGCTTGTTGCTCAACAGTCTCACCTATTGTTGCCGCAGCCATAACAGTTTTCTGTGGGGAGATTGTTCGAATTACCGACCCTGCCTTAAAGACAATACTTGGGTTGATACTCGAAAAGTTCTTGAGTACGCTCATTGTTTCATTACTAAATTTCATATTTTATTCACCTTGTTTATATTAAAAATCATCTTCACTCTGCTCTTATTATTTATAGCAGAACACCCTAAACTTCTCACGATAGATTGTACTCCTTCTGTTTTTCTTTCATTTCATCACTCATTGCCATCACACTCTCGGCTCTTGCTAACTGCGTTTCTATCCACTTGGCACAGTCTTTAGCTGACATAGCATCATCTTTCAATGCAGGCATACGATCATCTTCACCGATATCACGCATAACTGAAGTTGATAGCATTAATGCTCCAGCCATAATCATACAAACGTGCGGTAAGCCTGATCCAGTTGGACCGTCATCGTAATCTTTTCTACGTTCGAAGTCATCAATATGGCGCTTCAGACTATCAATCATCTGTTGCCATGGTAGACCCTTCTCCCAGTTACGATCAGCATACTTCAATGCACCGTATTCTAGTGCGGCAGCCCCTGCGGCAATACCCTCTAGGGGAACTTGTCTCATGTAAGGAGTACCTAATGCTTCTCTTAAAGCACCTGTCTTAGACTCACCAAAATTCTCTTTATTCATCGTGTAGTTTGCTCCAAGTCGTGTTCGGCTCTATGTATAGTTTGTAATCTCATAACATCTGCCGCAACGTCATGTGAACTATCGTGTGCAATGAAAGCTGTCTTCCAATACTCTTCATCAGCTACAGGAACAAAACCATTTC